GCCTTACACCGAATTTTATGGAAGTGTGACTACAGAACGCTATGAACAAAGTTCTGGCCCAATTGTTCCACGACAGGTGCAGGAGTCTGACGTGTGGCCTGTGTACGATAACAGCGCCATTACCAAAGACTCTCTACTTGATGCGAACGGCAACTATAACGGTGTGCATCCTGTCGTAGCCATTGGTGGACGAACGGCGGCAGATGGCCGACCGCTTAACCTGACTGGTGTAGTGATGGATGTGACGCCTAGCTCGACCCTGGCCGAGTCCCTTGTGCGCGTCAACATTGCTGATGGGATGGTTGTCAGAAATTGGGTAGCCAATGTGTTAGCTTACTCTGGCACTGTTGCCAATACGTTCGAGACAGCGCCGGTGGTTGGTCAACCTGTGTACGTGGATGACTCGCAGGCGCTTCCGGCAGGCACTACGCTGTCAATGTCTCCCCTGTCTGGCGCTGGATTGCGGAATCCCCTGGCGGGGCATTTGTTTTACTGCCAGGACGAGTACACAAATGATATGGTCGGTGGACCTAATACCGCCGCAACGTTTGATACTGCCTTGAGCAACAGCCTTACCGTTCAAGCCTATTGCGTCATTTTGAGCAATGGTTGGCGGGAACTGGCATAAGGAGCAGTGAGATGAGACGATTTTTGAGTATGCTTGCGGACATCCGCAAGGACAAATTGAACGAAAAGGGCGCGTCCAGTGAACGGCTGGCGCAGGTTGATGCGCTATTCCGTGAGATGGACCGTCAACTGAGTTTTGCCGCTCCTCCTGCCGAGAACGAGCAGCTTGCCGAGACATTGGTAAGTGCTGACTTTCCCTATGCAATCGAGGAGTATGTCAATCGCGAGTTGATGCCGGGTTATCAACGCAAGATGTTCAACTATGAGCCGTTGGTATTTATGGATACGGTTGCGAATTTCTTGCCCCATACTCGGTATCAGAACCGGGGAGACTTTGACCGTCTGGAGTATGTCGGCCAGAAGGGGCAGGCTCGGCCTGGGACCATTGACGATGCGACCAAAAGGCAGTGGCAGGTCTACCGATGGGAAAAGCAAATCGACTTTTCCTATGAAGCGTTGGTCAACGATGACCTCGGCTATATCGAGGATACCGTTCGACTGATGGGCGAGGCTGCGCGGCGCACGGCTGAGGAATACGTAAGCAGAATGTATACCAATGCTGTAAGCATCGCTGCAATGACCGCTCTTGGCGCGTTGTACTCGACCACTGGACGCCTGACCACTGCCCGAATCTCGGCGGCGCGAATGGCGTTCAATCAGCGCACCAATACGGCGGGGAATCCTATCAATGCGAAGCTCGACTATCTGGTGATTCATAGCGGCCTGGTGGATACGGCGCTGACCATTCAGCAAAGCGAGTTAGTCCCTGAGTTGGCGACGAACGCGCAGAATGTTGTACGCCCGTTCGTGTTTATCGAAGACCCGTACATAACCGGAACGGCTCCGAACTTGCCCTGGTGGGCATTCTGCGTAAGCAATAATATTCGCCCGTTCGTTCTAGCGAGGTTGCAGGGTTGGACTGGTCCACGAGTCGCACGCAAGACCTCCAATATGGAGTTTGTCGGGACGATGCTTGGTGGTGGAGCGGCTGCGCCCGCGATTATGGGAGACTTTGATACAGGCAACATCGTGCTCAAAGTCATCGACATTTTCGGGACGTACATCGGCGGTAGTGGCAATGGGAACTATGTCGATGTCAGGGGCGGCTACTACTCAAGCGGAACAGCGCCCTAAACAGGGCTAGAAAAGGGGAGTGATGGCTGCGAAAAGTCTGAGCCTAGTTCTGACAGGACTTTATCTGAGTGAAATCAATGTCGAGATTTCGTCATTCTTCGACTCTGGATTTAGTGTCAAATTAGGAGATAGAACAAATGGATTTATCGCAGAGTCAGACGGTATCTATTCAGTTCTGGAGCTAAGAAACTGGCTGATAGAAAAAGCGGTCACTCAATATCCTGGGTCAGGATTTGCAGCGCACATTGATGAGTTGCCTGAATGGATATTAGAGAGAACGCTCGACTTTCTAGATAGACTTAGCTTTGGTACTGATAAAAGTAACTAAAAGGGGAGCAAACTTGGCAACGAATCGAGAACTTGAGACAAGAGTCCAACAGCTAGAGGCGCTACTAGAACGCGCAGGAATTGCGGTTCGTTCGGAATCGGATGAGCCGCAATTCCGACCTGACTATATCGAGTTTGGCAGTCCAGAGCACGCTGGATTTCTCGGTCTTGTGCTTCTGGAGGATGGGCAGACTCCGCCACAGGGACAGACGCATATCCTGGCGGGCAAAGATGGGCAATTGTACTGTCTGGAGGATGAATTGGGAGCGATGCGATTTTATCCCGGTTTGTCCCTGGATGAGGTTGCGCCCGTTGTGCTCCGCCAGAAAATCAATGTCCTTGAGGGCGGCCCTCCCCCAATCCCTGCCAATGCGCCGTCAATGTGGCGACCTGAGCGGCTGATGGCATAGGAGTACGAAATGGTAACTTTACCGCAAGTGAGGATGCAGCCCTGGTATCCGGGCCAGATGGGTGTTGCCGATTCGGACGTGCAGCGCGGCCTGAGATGGGAACCTCAAGGCATTGTTCTGTATGTTGATGAGAACCATCCGGGCTGTAGCGCGGCTGCCGATGGGACAGACCCAGAACACCCACTGACGACTATCCAGGGCGCGATTACAAATCTGACCAATTTCGCGACGGCAATGAGCACGAGCCTTGAGGGTTCGGTGATTGTCGTAGCAGCAGAGTCTACGCCTGCCGAGAGTGTCATTATCCCGGCGACTGCGCCGAAAAACTGTACATTGCTGGGCGCGGGAGACGGAATCAATGCCCCAGCGTGGACGGCGGCAACGGCAGCAGGGACCGCTTTGACCATCCGTCAACAGGGATGGACGATTGAGGGCTTTTTGTTTCGTGGCGGCGCTCTTGGAACGAGCATCAACCTGGAATGGGTGCCTGGTAGCAGCTATGTCGGTTATCGAACCGTGATTCGTAACAACCACTTTGATGGTCTGTGGCAGGGTCTATACGCCATAAACCTTGAGGGTGCTCCCTACGACGTTATCATCCAGAACAACTGGTTTAGGGAATGGCGTTCTGGTAGTTCGACCGGGTATGCCGTCTTTTGCACTGACTCATCGACGGCAGAGCCATATATGTGTCAGGTCGTGGGTAACATCTTCCAGGAGAACGATAACCACGTAGGTGGCGGCGGAACGAGAAGCTTTAACGCCAGTGTCATCAAAGACAACGTGTTTATGTCTGGAAAACTCATTTCCGCTACCATTATGCTTGACCTACGCAGCAATCACGGCGGGAATAATGTCGTAGCTGGCAATGTGTTTGAGGGAGATTACTCGAACACTGGCGGATACTACGACTCGACTGATTCTGTGTCTTGTTGGGTAGGCAACTATGCTCAAGACGTGGCCGAGGCAGAGGTGGGCGATAACGGACTTACCATAGCGCCCCCGGCGGCTTAGGAGTAGTGGAAAATGGCAAATCCAAAAGACCAACTCTGGTATGACAGTCCAGAAATCCATATCGCCAAGACAGACGGCGCAGTTTTGGCAGTGGCCGACCCGCTGTTTACGATTACGGGCGGACCTATCCTGGTGACTGGCTTTTTCGGCATTGTGACGACAACTGTCGGAGGTGCTGCTAATTGCCAGATTCAAATCGTTGTAACCGAACCGGCAGGGACAGTCAACCTATCGACTGATGTCGCAATCGACAATGACGCGGCAGGAACATCGTATCATATGACGGCGGCAACCCCTGGCGTGTTCACTCCGACTACGGCTGGCGCGTTTGACCAAGTTCCGACAAACAACTGGTTCTGCCCAATCGGGAGTATCCAGGCTGATACGGATGCGGCTCAAGATGGAGTTATCGCGTGGTATATGACGTACAAACCGCTCTCTCCTGATTCAACCGTTGTAGCGGCTGCATAGGAGGCCATAATGCCAGGAACGAACGTCAATTGGCCTACACCGCTTTTGAGCCTGAATCCCTGGTATCCCGGTCAGATGGGCGTGCCAGGGACAGACTCGGAAACGGGAA